TCTTCCTTAGTATCAGTAGGAGTTTCCTCGGTAGGAGTTTCCTCGGTAGGAGTTTCCTCGGTAGGAGTTTCCTCGGTAGGAGTTTCCTCGGTAGGAGTTTCCTCAGTAGGAGTTTCCTCAGTAGGAGTTTCCTCATCATCAGCAGTTGATGTATCTTCAGCTTCTTTGACTCCAGTTTTAGTTTTTGGTTTTGTTTTTGATTCTTCCTTTTCTTTACCAGCCTCTGATGAATCTAAATCTCTAATAACCTCTTCAGTTTTCTTTAATTTATCTTCAGTCTTCTCAACCTCTTCTTTCTTGTTAGCATCAAAATCCTTTAATATAGCCTTTTCTTCATCTTTCTTTTTTTCAATTTCAGAAACTTTATCAGTAACCTCTTCTTTCGAAAGTTCAGGTTCATAAGACTTAATAGTATCTGCTAAATCTTTATCAACAGTCACTGCCTCAAGTTCTTTTTCTTTAACCTTTTCCCAAGCCTTTCTAATTTTCTTCTTTTTAAATAAGAAAGATATGTATGCTGCTAGAGATACTGCTGCAGCTCCAGTTGTTACTGCTGCAGTTTTTATTCCTGTACTAACATCATCATCCCAACCTTCATTAATATAGTTTTCATTAATAGCAACTATATTATCCATTGATTCAAATCTAGATTCATTAACTAAATCAGATTTTATCATTAAGTTTTTAATTAAAGTATAGTGAGATTCGCATAATCGAGCACCTGTTTGATTATTAAGTAATAACAAAAACTTAATCATCTCGTTAAATTCCTGGTCATTAACTGCTTCTAAATCTTCCTTAGATGCTAATCTTCTTAAGCCTATAACGGCTTCATTGATATTATTGTATTCGCCTCTGGTTATTAGATTCATTTCTATAGAGTTTATTTTATATTCTATATATTCGTATCAAAAAACAAAAGGTCTCCCGAAGGAGACCTTTTGAAACTATATGTTATGGTGTTAGGTATTAAGCCCAACCACCAGCATCGTTTGCTACACCGAATGTGATGTACATAGATTCTGGGTGGAATCCAGCTTCAACTAAAGCGTAACGAGATTTAACAGCGATTTTCGGCGCCATTGTTCCCTCAGCGATAGTTTGTACTGATTCAGCCATTAAGTATGGCATGAATACAAGTCCTGGAGAGTTTCCATCACCTTTTCTACCTACAGTTACTCGAGTATCACTCCAGCTCATGTATGGATCTACATAAACAGCCAATCCAGCTAAAGTACCGATAGGGTACAATGAACCAGTTTGTTGGTTTAATGTATTTGCCATTGGAGCAGGAACGAATCCAGCAACGTCTTGTAAAGCAGATCCTACTTGACCGTTTGTAACAGCGAAAGTAGCAGGTCCACGTCTACCTCTGATTGCGATTAAGTTCGCAGTTGCAAGAATTTTAGACATTACTTTACGTTGTCTAGTATGTAAATTCTCAGCAGCAGAGTTAGTTTCAGATGTTGCAACTGTTGGGTTGTAAGTACCAGCAGCACCAAATACTTGAGTTCCGTCAGATCCAGCTGAATCTAATGCAGCTAAAGCAGGAATTGCAGAGTATTGTGCACTAACAGTAGTACCAACCAATAGGTTGAATTGAACACCTTGAGTTTTGTAAACATTACCGTGGTTAGTATAACCAAGTCTACGTAATCTTTCAAGAATGTTTCTGTTAATATCTTGAGTTAACTCATTGATAAGTACAGATTCAACTTGTGCAACGGCATCAATACCGAATTGCTTAAGATCTTGAACTTGCTCACGAGTTACTGCAGCAGCAACTTGGTAAGTTTTAGCCTCAATAGATTTATTGAATAGGCTTAAGTTCATTACGTTATCTTGTGTAGCTTCACCTTGTAATCTTGACATTGGCTCAGAAGAACCATCCCAAGTGTTAGAAGAGAAACCAATCACGTGATCTTCTAATGCTTTTACTAAAGCAGGAGATCCTACAGTAGTTACAGCGTTAGCACCACTTGTAATAATTGTACCAGCAACAAGTGCAGTAGCAACATTTGTAGCAGCCGGAAGTTCATCAATTTTAAAGATGTTAAATCCATCTATTCTTGATTCACCTACGAATGTAAATGTACCACCAGCACTACCAGTAGCGATATCACCAGCAGCGAAAGAGCCAGTAGCTCCAGTACCATCTACTTTAATTAGTAATGGCATGTCTGGAGTTGTTCCAGCAGTTGAAGCGTTAAAAGCTCCAGTTTGTCCGACAGTAGGTACTTTACCTCCACCGTACACAAAGTCTAAATAAGTTAAAACACCCATTGGTCCGTTCATAGGAACAACTGGTACTAAGTCTAATCCAACTGTTTGTGCAGCAACTTGCATTGCTAATGGAAGAAGAGTGTAAGGCTTATCACCAGATCCAGTATCTTGAGCACCGAAAGCAGCTTGAGATCCTGGTTGTCCAGGAAATCTTGTTGCACCCATACCGTTTACTGATCCAACTTGTGCATAAGAATTATTCTCATACAACTCGTGGTTATGGCAATATTTTGACATCCACCCTAATTTACCTTTGTCTTCGATTCCGGTAGTTGACTCGATAATTGGAGCCCATTTTCCGAAAATTTCAGATTCATTAATTAAGTTCATAATTGTCTTAATATTTTTTGTGGTTTATTTGTTAAAGCGTCGTTTAAGTCCTTCTGTAACAGATTCCATGTAAACAGATGAAGTTTCATATTTTGAATCGCCTTTCGACTCATTCAAAGAAGTTCCTTCATTTATTTGTTCAGATGGATTATGCGAACGTAAATCTCTAGTTGCCCAGAAGTGATCGATCTTATACTGTGTATCGAGATTTCTCACAGATGCTTGAGCTTTAATCGCAGTTTGTTGTGATTCATTTAAAGAATCCCATGCACTTTGATGTTTCTCAGGCATATTTTCTAGCCAGTCTATTGATTTAACAGGCTCAGCGAATACTGACTCCCAAATACCTGATGCATCGTTAGATCCGAACCAAGAATTCGACTCATAAGCTCTAATAACTTTCGTTTTAGACTCATCATCAAATGCTTTAAATTCGTTTCTTCTAGATTCATTTAAGAAATTTAAGAAGTGAGTGTTAGCAGACGTTTCTTCCACTTTTTGCGTCTTAGCGGATTCGACTAACGCTTGAATTTTATTTGTTAATTCTAATTTATAGTTTTCGTTTTCTGTAATAACTGTTTCTTCTGAAGCAGTTTCAGTAGATTCTGTAGATTCGTTTACCGTTTCTTCGGTATTTACTACTTCCTCTTTAGTTTCGTTTAAAGATTTAACTATATAATCTGTATATTTACCTAAGTTTTCAACGTTCTCTTTAATATATTCGCTATATGAAACAGCCGCATCAATACCTTCAACTAAATAATTTTGATAGTCAATAACTTTATCAACATTTTCATTTACGTAATCTTGGTAAGCAAATCTATTATTTACTCCCTCAACAACGTGTTTTGAATACTCAATATTTTGATCAGTTTTAAGACCAACATATTCAGCATAATCTTTTACCTTATCAAGGTTCTCTATAATATAATCGTTATGTGAGATTAAATTATCAACGTTTTCACTAACTTTCTCCATGTATGAAGATAGATCGTTAACTCGTTTAGCAACCTTTTCGGTATATTTTATTAATTCTGGTGTTTGGTCATTTTCAGAAACGTTACCGATATCGGCTTTCAAAGATTCAAATTGCTCTTTAATAATTTTAGAGTACTCGTTAAAATCTTCAACTGAAACGAAATTACCTTGTCCTTCATTAATGGGTGTAGTATCTTTGATATTTTCCATTGTATCGAGTTCTTTTTGTATTTCTATGTTGTTATTTTCTATATATCCTTCTAATTCGTATATTTGTACGTTCTCATCTTCACCAAATCCGTAAGCTTCATTAACTCGTTTTAACTCAGCGTTTTCAAATCCAGGATCAGCGACTAAATCATAAGTAAAAAGCTTTTTAATTTTTACATGGCCATTGTTCTCAACAACACCAGCAGCTCTACTAGAAATGTGAATAGGAATTCCACCATCAACAAGTGCTTTAGCTTGTTTTCCGGCTTCAGTATCTAATAAACGAATCTTACCTTTAACAACTTTATTAGCTTTGTCGTAAGTAATATCTTCTATTACGTGTGATACGTTTTTTAATGAGATGTCAAATTGTTTTGGATGATCTAATTCACCTAGCAATTTTCCATTTTTTATTTTTTCTTGTAATGATTCTATGTGAGGTATTAGTTCCTTTTCATCATATATACGATTGTTCTTATTCTTTTTCCCAATCTCTGAAAAGACTCCTTCCAAAACATATTTTTCGTCGGCACTTGCTTCGAGGATCGAAGTTGATCTCTCTAATACCAATAATTTCGGTTGATCCATTATTTACAGATTATTTTAACTTTTTATTATATATCTTTGTTCAATTATACAAATAGGATTACATGTTATCTTCCTCGTCAGCCATTGCGTCTAATTGTTCTTGTTCTTTATCCTTCATCTTTTTATTAGCTCTAATATCATCTTCACTCAGATCTAAGAATCTTCTAATTAAGAATTCAGAAGAGAAGTATTTTATTTCATTTCCATTAGGATCATAATCAACTAATCCATCCTTCATAGTAGTAATAAAGTCTATTCGTTTTTGAAGTAATTCCATTTCCTTCATTTCTTCAAATACATTATACTTATTAAATTTAACACCAACTTGAGATTTGAACGAATCATCATTCATTAAGTCAGGATAATCTAAAGTCATTTGAATCCAAAGAGGTTTAACTACGATTTCTTGGAATACCGATCTTAAACGATTAATAAATCTACCAAATTTAATTTCATCTCTAGTTAATCCTTCTGCATTTATCTCCCAAGATGGAGGATTTTCAACATCGAATCTATTCATCGGAATTTTAGAAACTCTACGTAAATTTTCTTTGAAGTAATTTAAAGAATCTGTATCGGATAAATCAGGTCCATCACCACCAATGGTTTCGATTTGTGGCGATCCAGCATCTCCTTCAGGTAACCAGTATTCTTTATTAAATGGCATCATCGGACGACCATTTGTTTTTAATTCTCCACTATCATAATCAAAATCAACTTGTTCTCGATAGTTTTGCATTAAAACACCAAGAGATTGTTTTGCTCTTGTTTTAGATTTACCACCAACTGGTATAATAAATTTAGTTTTAAATGATGAATTAACTACTGCCCATATAATTCTAGAATGCTCCATGATTCTTAATAAATTAAACGAACGAATAAGTCTTTCAACATAAGATATTCGAGTTGGCGAATTCATGTTAGCATACGATATGTATATAACTTGTGAATCGTATAACATTCGAGCTTTTCCAGGAACATCTTTAAATTGTTTCCATACTCGTTTTCCTTGATCGTCAATACCAGGTTCTAGCGTTATTGGATCGATTTCTTTAAATCCTATAACGTTTCTTTGATCGTTATCATATATTATCTCAAACGCAAGATAACCATCAACTAGCCACTTCCTAAAGTATGACCAAGCGGTGATATCGTTATTAAAACCAAAATATTGATATATTCTTTTAAAATTAATAGATATTGCTCCTCTAATCTCTTCGACTTTATCGGCAGCTAATAAATCGTCATCAAATAAAAGTGGATCACAAAAATAATTTTTATCGTCATAAACGACACACTCATCACAAAGTGTATCTAATATTTCTTCAATTTCATCTTGTACTGCAAATCTCCTAAGTTCCTCTCGTTTCTTAGGGTATGATTTATCGAATACTGATATTGATTTCTTTAAAGCGATGTCTGATAATGCTAAATTAGCAAATAATGCATAATCATCATAATCACCACCAACTAAACCTCTAGGGTCATAAGTCCATCCAAATTGATCTTCAACAATACCAACGGCTTGTGAGTTACGAAGAACCATGTCATCGTATTTCATCCCAAAAGAACTAAGCTGTTTTAAGGCATTTGATGCAACGAATCTAGGTCCACTCGCATTATCGCCTCTTTCTACAAATCCTGCCATTTTTTCTTTTTTTTATTAAGTTATATATTCCTATCTTTTTTGTGACTTTACGATATACTGTTCATATAAAGTTTTTACATCATTTTCACGTATACCTTCGTAATCGTTCCAGTTAATCATTACGGCTCTAATCCAATCTTCGTAACAAATAACTGCCAATTCGCTCATCTTATTTAAGTAATATCTACGTATACAATGCCCTAATCCCCATTTACCTAAATTCGCTTCTAATAATTTATATTCTAATTGTACCTCTTCTTGATCAGAAGCTCGTCTCCAATTATTTCCCTTTGTTGCATTAATAATAGATTTTTCGTATATTTTAAATATCTGTCCAACCATCCAATATCTAGCAACTTTAGGTAAGAAGTTTAAATTCAATCCAACTTCTAATCCCTTTCTATCTTGGCCTAATGATAATATCATTGGAGATTTATCAAAATATGATAATTTATCTCTTGTTACTGGATCGTATCTAAAATGATATAACTTACCCCATGTTAATGTAGGTCCACCAGTCGATTCTACATAAGTGGAATCTCTATCTGCTAAAGTTTCTTCGAACCATTCATACGCATATTTAGCTGCTTGATTTCCACCACCATATTTACGCTCCCATAATTGAACATAAGCTTCAAAGTTACCTTTGATTTCGTCTAATTCCGGTAATTCTGCAAAAGCTTCGCCTCTAATATTATCTCCCATGAATTATTACTTTTTATTAAAAAATGTTTCGGTAACTAATAAGAATTTCCAACCTCGTTTATTACACCAATGTTCGGCAAATTGAACTTTACACATATTAGTCACATACATTTCGTATGCATATTTATAGTTTGCAACTGACTTTTTTGTTTTTCTTTTTGGTGGATTTGGTTTTTGTAATTGTGAAGATGGTTTAACTTCAATCAGATATTCTTGACCATTATCTAATTTCATATAATAATCAGGAAAATAAGAATGCTCTCTACCATCAAGACTGTTTATATATTTAATCTTTACTGGCTCAGATGACCATTGAACAATTTGTGGATTTGACTCACAATACATACAAAACTTTCGCTCCCAAGAGGAACGATATATTATTGGGCCAGGTCCAATATATTTCTGACATTCATTAATCGGAAAATATCCTTGACTGTACCCTGAATTTTTTTTAGGCTTGTTGTTTTTAATGTTCATATAGAATATATGCCACCGTCATCAGATGCACCTGATAAGCTAATAGTTCCTGAATATTTCTTTGGATGTAATTTATTCCAACCTTTAGCATATCCTTTTTTAGCTATCTGTGTATAATAAGCAAATGCATTTGTAGATTTCTCTGGTTTAAAACGATCCCAATATTTAAATAAATCTAATTGAGCGAATGCTAAGCAATCTAATCTATCTTCTGGATTTTTATATTTTAATTTTCGAATTGCTCTTTCCGATAATAATATTAACATTTCGGTTGCTTCGGGAGTTAATTTCCCAGCTTCCTTAGATTTAATAATCTCTGCTACTAAATCTTTATTTCGTAAATATACTTTTGCCATATCATGTGTTTAATATTAGTTATATGCTGATGTTCTGTACAAGTTTCAAATGGAGCCCCGAAGGACTCCATTCAAAAGTATATAAGGGATAGGTGTAGATTATAGTTCTACCGCTAGATATTTCTTCTGTACTTCAATTACTTCGTTAGATGGAAGTATAATACTAATCATATCTTTTGCACCAGCTTCAGTAAATTGTCCTGCATTAACTTGAACTTTAGTTCCAGGTTTATATGTTTTTACAGACATTTTAATTTCACCAGGTACGTAATCAGCATCAGAAGCTTCATGAACCTCAACATTTTTTGTTTTAAACATTGCGTTCAATTTAGCTTGTTCTGCTTCAAGTGAATCGTTAAGAATTTTCTTAGCCTCTTTAATTTCAGCCATTTCATCCATTCCTAATTCTGATATTTTAGAAATTTCGTTTTTAATAAAATCAATTCTCTCGTAAATATCAGATTCCTCTTTTTTACGTCCTTCTTCGATTTTAGCTTCACCTTCAAGTAAATCTTTAACGCTATTAGTAATATCGTAATTTACATATTCCATTACTAAGTTGATAGCGTCTGAAGCTGTTTCAGCTTTAATTAAAACATTTTCGTTCATGTATGCGTTAATCTTATTAACATATACACCGTTATCAGTTTTTAGGATATTAACTTCAACACCTTCATAAACGTTAGATGTGATAGTTTCAACAAAATCTAATTCTACAAGTTTTTCAGCTGAATGAACTGCATGTTCTAAAACTTTAATAACATCATATTCACCAGCTCTAAATTTACCAGTTGCCATTAAAGAAGATGATAAATGATTTTCATCTAATTTAGCTCCATCTAATTTAAGTTCTTTTGTTATTGTTCCATCTTCGTTTTCGTTAACAGAGATATCAACAATACCATTACTTAATTTCATTCTTAATCCTTCTTCCGTAGGAACGAAGTTTTCAGCTAATTGAGTTAACGAATAAAATTCCGATGTAATATCGTTTTTATTAGCTAATTTAACTTCACCACTTTCGTTCATTGAATAATGACGTTTTCCTACGTTAAAAATAAATTCACCAGATTCAGTTTCTAAAACTGGAGATACTGTTCTTTTATTAGTAACGTTATTATTTGTTGAAGAATTTTTACCTGATAAAGCTTCTGATAATGAAATTAATTCTTTAATTCCAGGTACCCAAGAGTGAGTAGCCATTTTATTAGGAAGTCTTTTTCTTAATTCCGATTCAGAAAGATCTTTTAATTCTTCCAAAGTATTTATTGCAGAAGTAAAAGTTTCTTTATTTCTATTTGAATGTAAAGATTCTAATGTGTTTAATACACTAAAAGATATTTCGTTATCTCTTACGTATTTAGTAGACTCATTAATAAATGTATCTACTTGATTTAACCAGTCATATTGCACCATTTCTGCAACACAATCTCTTAAAATTGAATAGTCAGATCTAAGATCTAATTGCTTGATATAACTCTCAACAATCATTTTTGAAGAACCGTTACGGTCATCCAATGATTCATATAAGTTTTCTAGCTTAGCTCTCAAATCTAGATTTTCTAAAACTTGTGACATTTCGTTGTGTTTTTTTTATTATAGAATTTAATTATATATCTCCGGCTTTTTTTAGGATATTACCCGTTGAATTTCTTTTTAAGACCTTCAAGTACTGCAGCCATGTATGCATCACTTTCTTTATTAACGGATTCTTCGATTTCGATCTCATCTCCACTTTCTTCGTCTTCGATGTTTTCTTTATCCTTTTCTTCTTTTCCGTCTTTATCAAGTTCAACCTCTTCAGCTTCACTTGTTAATATGTCTTTAATTTTATCTAGTTTTTTCTTATCTTTTTTAGCATCTTTAACTGCTTTATCTAAACCAGATTCAGAATCATCAGAATCATCAGATTTCTCATCTTTAGGAGCTTCATCATCAGGACCTTGATATTCATCTTCATCACCATCAGCAAGATCATCGATCATATCATCAATATCTTCACCATCACCTTCTTCAATTTGAAGTGATTCTTTATTAAGTTTTTCTGATACGCTCTCATGTTTTTTACCACATGATTCGTACATCTCTTTTAATTTTGCTTTATCTGCATCTGGATATTTTTCACAAACTTGTTCGTAAGTCATTCCATCTGCAATACATTTCGTTACCTCTTCATTAGTTGGCAGCTTGTTTTCTGACATTTCATCTATTTGATCGCTTCCAGCTAAACCTAAAAGAAATGCAGCAGCAGCATCTTCAAAAGTTTTCTTAGTCTTTGCTTCGTTAACTACAGATTCATTAAGATATAAATGAACATAGTTACTTCCTTTCTGAGAATAAATTGATTTAATCTCAAATTCTGTTTGACCTTTTATATAATATGCTTTAAAGAATAAGTTATCATCAAGCTCTCCAAAGAAATGATTTGATTTACCTGTAAAGAATTCAGCCTTTGGATATATTGATTTTACTTCCTTTTGAGTAGTAGCATCTAAAACATCTTTATTAAAATCTTTTACAAATCTAGCTTCATTAACTTCTGATTCATAAACAACAGCACCATCAGGCATATAAGAATAAACAGCATAACCACCTCTTCCTATTGTTGCGATTGCTGGTTCATCCATATCCATTTCATCAGCAGCAATTCCACTATCATC